CCCTGAACGCCTTCCACCGCATGACCCCGGCCCGCTTCGAACAAGCCATCGCCGAACTCGCACAGAAGGACCCGGACGTCCTCCAGGCAATCGCCGTCGGACAAGCCAACGACCGCGGCCTGGACGTCCATGTCCACCTCACCGACGGACGCCGCATCCTCATCCAGTGCAAGAAGTACCGGGACGGCAACAACGTCGGCTCCGAGACCATCCAGACCATCAACGGCGTCTACCGCGACATCCACCACTGCCACCAGGCCGTCATCGTCACCACCGCCGGCTTCACCCGCGCCGCCGTGGAAACCAACACAATGCTTCCGCAGCCCATCCGCCTCATCGACGGACACGGCCTCATCACCTGGGCCAACGGCGGACACGCCCCCTGGTGAACAGCCGCCGGGGGAAGGCAGCCCAGACAAACCGCGCCCTGTACCCCACCATCAGAACTGCACGGCCCGCGTCCAACCGGATCTGGTGTCCCCGCGCCCGTCCTACGCGGCCGCCGGGCCGTGCACACCCCCGAACCACGCCCCAGACCGCTCGGGAACGCCTTCCCCCCTGGCACCCGAGCAAGACGGCCCAGCGACCGCCTCCACCCCCAGTGACGGTCGCTGGGCCGTCCCACGCCCGGCTACTTCACCAGACTCCAGGTCCCGCAATCCTGCGACGTGAACAGCTCACCAGACCGCACCGTCACCGAGATCGACCGGGCGGCCTTCGCGTACTGGTTGTCGATGATGCTGCCGCCCTTCGAGGTCCGCTCCCAGTAGCAATCCGCGAGGTCCCCCGACGTCTTGTACGTCCCCGGCGGCGCTACATCGTCCCCGAGCCCGGCACCCTTCACGATCTCGTACGTGCCCGACGACATCGTCCGCACCGACACCGACCCGCCCAGAGCCTCGACAATCTCCGACGCGTGCTTCGGGCACAACGGCTTGGCCCCGGCCCGCAGCACCTGCTTCTCGGCAGCTCCCATGTCCGGGACCTGGTTCTTCGCCAACGTCTGCGCCGCTCCCGGCTCCCACGCGTCCATCGACTCGCACATCATCAGCACGTACTCGGACGCCTGCGTATACCCGTCCACCGTCCAGCCCTCCGACGCAGCCTTCGCATCGAACGCCTCCGACTTAGGGGTGTCCGGGTACTCGTCCGTCGACTCGTCCGCCGACCCGTCATCGACCAGCGGATCGTCCGTCGGAGACGGATCCTCCACCGGCGCACTCGCAGACGGCTTCCCGTCGGCTGTGCCCCCGCCTCCGCCGCTCGAGCAGCCCCCCAACACCACCACGGCCGCCACAACCACGGCAGCCGTCCCCCTCCAGCGCATCTCACTCATAGCGCGCATCGTGCAGCCACAACCCGGGCGAGGGGAACAGAAAGACGGAAATCGGCGATCATCTGTGACAGGCGCGGGGCCTGACAACCACACAAGCGGGAGCCCCACCGCCATGGCAGCGTCCAAGCTGAAGCAAGACGAGACCACCGTCCGCCGCACGAAACTCCTCAAACTGCGCCGTGAAGGCGTCCGCTACGACGACGAGCGCATCCTCGCCCTCGGCTACAAGGACACGGGAAGTGCCCGCAAGGACCTCGTCCGCGCCCTAAGGATCCACCGGGACGAGGAAGCCGCCGAGGTGGGCGTGTACCGGCAGCAGGAGAACGAACGTCTGGACGCGCTCCTCGAGGCCGCATGGCCGCGCGCCACCAAGCCCAGCCCGGTCTTCGACAAAGAAGGCGAAGTCGTCGGCCACGAACTGGACATGCGGGCCGTCGACACCGTCCTGCGCCTCATGGACCGGCGCGCCAAGCTCAACGGCCTCGACATGCCCGTGAAGAACGAGCTCTCCGGCCCCGGCGGCGGCCCCATCCCACTGTCCACCGGCTCCCTCGACGAGCTGGAGAAGCTCTTCGGCATGGCCCGGGAAGCGGACGCAGACCTCGACACCGAGGAAAACGAAGACCCGGCAGGCACGGCGGACGACGCACGTGACAACACTGCTTGACGTCGATGAGCGGGAGGTCGCAGAACAACGCCTGATCGACCACTACCGCTCCCTGCCCTTCGCCGAACGCAAGCACCTCGCCCGACAGGCAGCCCCCGAGGTACGCGCGCGCCTCATGTACGAAGAGCAGCAGATGACGATGGACCGGTCCCCCGGGGGGCTGGCCGCCGTCCTCACGGAAGGCCGGGAGCTACAGGCACCGCACCTACGGATGATCGACCAGGCGTTCAAGCGGATCGCGAACGGCGAACAACTGCAGGTCATGCTGACCTGCCCGCCCCGGCACGGGAAGTCCCAGCGCGCCTCCCGCTGGGGCCCCTTGTGGTACCTGCGTCGCAACCCCACCCACCGCGTCATGATCGCCTCCTACGGTGCGGAACTCGCAGACGACCACGGCCGCTGGGTGCGCGACCAGCTGAAGGAGTACGCGCCCGCCCTCGGCATCCGCCTCAACCCCGCCTCACACGCTGCAAACCGATTCGACCTCGAGCAGCCCCGCGGGTCGTCCGTCCGCGGCGGCATGGTCACCGCCGGCGTCGGAGGCGGCCTCACCGGCAAGGGCTTCAACCTCGGCATCATCGACGACCCATTCAAAGGCAACGACGACTCCGGAAGCCCCGCCCAACGCGACCGCGTCTACGACTGGTACCGGTCCGTCTTCTACACCCGCCGCGCCCCCGGCGCCTCCATCATCCTGATCAACACCCGCTGGCACGAAGACGACCTGTCCGGCAGGCTCCTGCAAAACGAATCGCACCGCTGGATCCAGATCGACCTCCCCGCCATCGCCGACAGCCCCGACGACCCCCTCGGCCGGCAGATCGGCGAAGCGCTCTGGCCTTCCCAGTACGACGAAGCCGACCTCGCCGACACACGCGAGACCCTCGGAGAGCGCATCTGGTACTCGATGTACCAGCAGAAACCGCGCCCCCTCGAAGGCGGCGTGTGGAAATGGGCGTGGATCACCAGCAACCGAATCAAGCCCGAAGCCTGGCCCGGCATCACCCCCACCCGGGTCGTCGTCGCCGTTGACCACGCCGGCGGCGACTCCCTCCGCAACGACGAAGTCGGCCTCGTCTGCGCCGCCCGCGACCGCGACGGCCACCTCTACGTACTGGACGACCGCTCCCGCACCATGGGCGCCGACACCTGGGGAACCGAAGTCTGCCTGCTCGCCATCGAACGCCAGGCCGACGCGATCATCGTGGAGAACAACTTCGGCGGCGACATGGCCCGGCAGATCGTCACCCAGGCATGGACGGAACTCCAACGCGAAGGCCAGACCAAGGGCCTACTGATGCCCGCAATCATCGAAGTCCACGCCAAACAGGGAAAACGGCTCCGTGCCGAACCCATCGCTCAGCTGTACCGCCAGGGCAAGGTCCACCACGTCGGCGAGCACGTAGAGCTCGAGGGCCAGATGGTCACCTGGCTGCCCGGAATGGACTCCCCGGACCGTATGGACGCCGCCGTCCACGCCCTCACCGAACTCGCCGACCCCGCCACGCAGGGCCTCGGCACGTCCAACTACACCGACCAGCGCCTGGCCGGGCGCCGATAACCCCTGGAGAACACCGTGTACGAGTACTCCGCACGCGCCGAGCGGGTCGTCGACGGCGACACTGTCGACGTGATCGCGGACTTGGGCTTTGACGTCCACATTCGCCAACGGATCCGCCTGGTCGGCGTGAACTGCCCCGAGCACGGCACCCTGGCTGGCGCCAACGCCACCGCGTACACCACCCAGTGGCTCGCCCAGAACGGACCCGCCCTCACCCTGCGCACCGTGAAGGACAAGCACGAGAAGTTCGGAAGGATGCTCGGAACCATCAGCGCGGGCGCCCGCACCCTGAACGCCGACCTCATCACCGACGGCCACGCCGTCCCCTACGACGGCGGCAAGCGTCTCCTGCCCGCACAGCCGGGGGAAGCCGACCCCGCCCAGCCCGTACTCTGATCGTTAGGCGCGGGGCCTGAAGACGGAGGGAACTGTGGGCCTCATTGCTGGCTGCCGCCGACTCGTCATCGACGGGTGGAGCTGGCTGAACTACAAGCCCGTCTTCAGCGACCCCACCCGCGGCATGCCCCACCGGCGTGCGTTCCCCGAGGCGCATGCCTCATGGGTGCCGGCCGCCGACGAACGCCGCCTCGCCGCGTACAAGCTGCTCGCCGCCTACGACAACAACCAGGCCGCCGAACTGGCCGTGTTCCTGGACGGTGAAGCGGCCCGGGACCGCAGAGAATTCGGCGACCCGGCGATGTTCATCGAGGCGCTCTTGGCGAACGTGTTGGGCCGTGAGCAGCACATCGTCGTCCCTGGCGCGGAGCACGACGGGGCGGGCGACCCGTCCCCCGAGACGCAGGCTGCCGGGCACGTGGAGGATCTGCTGCGGGAGTGGGCAGAGACCGAGCTGCTGCCCATGAGGATCCAGCAGACCGAACGTAAGGCCGTCTCCCTGGGGGATGGCGTCTACCGGATGGCGTGGGACCCGGCCAAGCAACGCGCCACCGTCCGCGCCATCGACCCGGGCTTCTACTTCCCGGTCATCGGTGAGGACGACGACGGCGGCGAGTTCCCCACCCGGCTGCACTTTGCGTGGGAGCTCCCCGAGGACGTGAAGAAGGGCCTCAAGCCCCGTCTGCGGCGCGTGACTTTCGAGCTCGCCCCGATCGGCGCGGCCACCTCTACCGGTGTCGACGGCGGTGGGCGCCCGGTGCGGGCGGTGCTGACCACCGAAGGACCCGATGGGGAAGCCGTTCCGGTCTTGGGCCAGGGCGACGTCCTTAACGCGGACACCGGTACGGTCACCCGCCAGTACCCGTGGAACGACGCCCCCTCCACCCTTACCTGCTATCTCACCGACGCGACCTGGGAGATCGGTGACCTGAAGGCCGGGCACGACGTCGACGACCTCCCCATGGAGAAGGCGGCGTTCGCGACCCGCTCCGACGGCGAAGTCCTCGACCACCTCGACCTTCTCATCGACTTCGTGCCGGTCATCCACGTCCCCAACACCGTTCCGGACGCGGAGGAGCACTGGGGGAAGCCGTCCCTGGCCAAGGTGTTGCAGGTGTTCGACGACCTCCAGGGAGCCGACACCGACTCCGCCCGCGCCTCCGCCACCACCGGAATACCGATGATTGGCATCTCCGGTATCACCGATGCCCGACAGGCCTACAACGTCGCCCCAGGTGCCGTGTTCCGCATGGGCGAGAACGGCCGTCTCACCACCATCGACACCAGCCCCGCCCTGCGGGAGCTGCGCGAGCACGTCCACGACCTCGCCGACCGGGCCTCCGCCAACGCCCGCCTGCCCGCCGTGTCCCTGGGCACCCTGGACCCGTCGAAGGTTCCCTCCGGGTACGCCATGCAGCTGTCCCTGGGCCCGCTGGACTCCCTGATCGGCGCGATGCGGCTGGCCCGCGCCCACAAGTACGCCCTGCTGCTGAAGTTCGCCCAGCGCCTCCACATCGCCGGCCAGCATCCCGACTGGGCCGGTATCACGCCTATGCCCGCGCAGCTGGTGTTCGGCCCGTACACGCCCACCGACAAGGCCGCCGTCCTCGAGCAGGTCACCACCGGAGTCGCCGGAGGCGTGCTGTCCCTGGAGACTGCGGTCAAAATGCTCATGGAGGCCGGGTTCCCCATCGAGGACGCCGCCGACGAGATCGACCGCATTCAGGCCCGCCAGTTCGAGAAGGCCCGCGCCCTGGCCGACGCCACCGGGGACACCGGCGCAGTCGGAAACTTCCTCGGTATCGACCTCAACCCAGACCCCACACCGCCCGAGCCGACCCTGCCCGGGCTTCCGGCAGCCGTCGGCGACCCTGCCCTGAACACCGACCCGCAGGGGCAGCAGGGGAGCGGGGGGAACACGCCGTGACATCTGTGCTCAACTTGGATCTAGGCGCGGGGCCTGGACAGTCCATGGGAGGACTTGCACCTATGCGTCGCCCCGCGCAGCCCCGCCCCGCCCGTACCGCCACCGGCCACGGGTGGACGCACCCGTACGCCGGCCCGCTCGCCCACGCCGTCTTCTACAACGACGGCGGCGCCCCAGCCACGCCACCCGCCGCGGCGCCCGTCGACCCGCCGAAGCCCGGCCCGCCGCCCGGACCGGTCAAGGAGTTCAGCCAGGAAGACCTGGACCGGATCGCCGCCAAGGAGAAGTCCCAGGGCGAACGCGCTGGAGCCCGCAAGGCCCTCGAGGAGTTCGCCGCCGAACACGGCTTCTCCAACGTCGACGACGCCAAGGCATTCATCGCTGCCGCCCGCCAGGCCGAAGAGGCGAAGAAGACTGAGGACCAGAAGCGGCAGGAGGAACTGGACCGCCGCGAGCAGGAGCTGGCCACCCGGGAGGCCTCTGCTATTGCCCGCGAACGGGACGCTGGCCGGCGTGCTGTTCTCGTGGGTCTGGGCGCCACCGGCGACGACCTGGAGGATGCGGCCGCGTTGCTGCGCGTCGCGGACGACGCCGACGAGAAGGTCGTCCGTGAGGCCGCCGAGAAGCTGAAGGAGCGCCGCCCCGAACTGTTTGGCGCCAAGGTCGCCGCGCAGCCCAGCAATCTTCCCCCGGCTCCCGGTGGCGCACCTGCCGGCGGTGGACCCCGCCCGCAGGCCAGCAAGGACGACGTTCAGACACGCGCCCGGAAACGGGCCGAATCGATGGGATTCAGGCGACCCGACGCAGCCGCCTGACCCACCCAGAGCTGAGGGACCACGCCCTCTCCGCACCACCCCGTGGACGGCACCACACCGATGGTCGCCCGCACCCCTTGTGCCATCCCCATTCCACGGGAGGAGATCGGCGTGGACATCCAGCCGATGACCACCACCGAGACCGTGACCGCCGACCGCCGGTGGCTGAAGAACCTGCACGGCTCGGGCATGAACGCCACGATCACCCTGGACGTCACCAAGTTCACGGTGAGCACCCACTACACGGCGGCCACCGCGACGAACCCGTACGCGGTGTTCAAGTCGGGTCTGCCGCTCGGCAAGCTGACCGCGTCCGGCCTGTACGCGCCGTACGCGTCCGGCGCCTCCGACGGCAGCCAGATCTTCGCCGGCCTGCTCGCCACCGAGACGTCCTTCAACCCGGCCGTCACCAAGGTCGGCGGGGCGCTGCTGGTCCACGGCGACGTCGACACCGCGAAGCTGCCCGTCGCGCTCACGGTCCCCGCGGCCGCCAGCCGCACCGACAACATCCACTTCTCCTGAGAAAGGGCGTGAACCCAGATGCTTGAGGCCCTGCTCAGGGACATCGACGCCACCGAGATCAACGCGTTCGCGCGGGCCGTGCAGACGCCCGCGGACTATGCGCTGACCCTCTCGGTCATGCCGGAACGCACCATCAACAGCGTGAAGTTCCGCATCAAGTCCACGTCCCGCCGCGTGAACGCGGCGAAGTACCGGGCGTGGGACGCGCAGACCTCCGTGGCGACCCGCCAGGCGACGCGCATCGTCACCGAGGGCATGCTGCCCCCGCTCGGTCAGAAGTACCTAGTCGGCGAGCTGGAGCAGATCCTCCTCGACACCTCGCGCGGCGCGGACGCCTCCGAACTGGTGGAGCTCCTCTACCAGGACGTGGCGGCGCACGTGCAGTCCATCAAGTCCCGCCTCGAACTCGCGGTCGGTGACCTCCTCACCGACGGCAAGTTCACCCTCGCCGGGGAGAACGGCCTGACGGTGGAGTACGACGCCGGGGTGCCGTCCGCGAACATGCCCACCGCCGCCACCGCGTGGACCAACCCGGCCGCGGACGCCCTCGCGGACGAGATGGCGTGGACCGAGGTGCTGCGCGCCAGTGGGGCCCCGCTCCCCACCCGCGTCGTCACCTCCTACAAGGCGCGCGCCCTGCTCGCCTCCAACGACGCCTACCGGCGTGCGTTCTACGGCCAGCCCTCCAGCCAGACCCCCACCGGCACCCTCGCACCCAACGAGGTCGACGCCGTCCGCGCCCGCTACAACCTCCCGCCCATCGAGGTGTACGACGTCCAGATCCCCAAGGACGACGGCACCATGGCCCGCCCGATCCCCGACAACAAGTGGCTGATGCTGCCGCCGAACCCCCAGACGTGGGGCGAGACCCAGTACGGCGTGACCGCCGAGTCCCTGGTCCTCTCGAGCGGTGGCAACCCGGCCATCGAGCGGGAAGAGGCGCCCGGCATCGTCGTCACCCACGGACACACCGACGACCCGGTCCAGGTGTGGACGAAGGGCGCGGCCGTCGCGATGCCGGTGCTGTACGTGCCGGACATCCACATCGCAGCCTCGGTGTTCTGATCATGGCGCGCACGCTGGCAGCAGACGTGTACGTCACCGACCCGGACAGCCACCAGACCGTCATCCTGAAGGCCGGGTCCACACCAGAGAAGCGTCTCGCTGACCTGGTCACCAACCCGGCAGCCTGGGACGACAACAAGACCGCAGACGAGACGCCCGAGGGCGACGACGCTGCGGAGTCCAAGCCGGCCGCGAAGAAGACCGCGGCCCGCAAACCGGCTCGGGGCCGGAGCGCCGCTGACGAGGGCGACAGCGGCGACTAAGCGAGTGCGGGCCCGCCCCCGTGGTGGGGGCGCCATCCGGCGGGCCCGCACCCGCACCCACCCTTCCCCCCTCAACCAGCTCATGGAGGCAGCCTGATGGACGTCGACGTACGGGCCTGGCTGCTCGCCCAGCTCGGCACGGCCACCGACCAGGCCGACCTGCAGACCCGCTACACCCGCCTCGGAACGGCGCGCGCCGTCGCCCTCGAGGTGCTCCGCGAGCGGCTGGCAGCCCTGCGCCAGCAGCCGTCCACCGTCAACGTGTCCAGCGTCGTCGGCGTGTCCTTCACCGAGAACATCAAGGCCTACGAGCGGCAGATCGCCTCCCTTGAGGCAGGCGAGCCTCCGGCGCCCGATGACCCGGACGACGGCACCGGCATCAGTGGCGACCTGGGCGTGCTGTACCTGGTCGAACGGCCACGGCGATGACCACCCGCATACGGCGCGGCCGCACCCTCCGCTCCCGACTCCTGGCCTACATCACCGATGCGGTTGGACGGCTCCGCGACGCCTGGAACATCCTCACCATCGCGCAGACCCGCCTCCTGAACGCGCTGGCCACCATCCCGCCCACCCGCAACGGCGTCAGCCGGCGCGTGCGCGCAGCGATCGCCGTGTTCAACATGTCCCTGGCCGCGTTCAGCCGGGCCGCCGGGGCGTTCGCGGAACGGTGGGCCTCCACCGACCTGCCCCTCATCTACCGCGAGGGCGCCCTCACCCTCCTCGACAACGCCGACCGGTCCAACAGCCTGTTCGCGTGGACCGACCGGCACCGCGCCGCCATCACCACCGCGTCCGCGCAGTACTACGCCGACCTCACCGGCCGAATCCAGGAAGCGCTGCGCCGGGCCCGCGCGTTCTTGCGCGCCGCCCAGGACGCCTCCCGCGACACCACCGGCCACGTCAACACCGACCAGCTGCGCCGTGACCACCCCCTGGACACGGTCATCTACGCCAACAACGCCCGGCACCCGGTGGACGCGTGGGCGCGCGCCTCCCTCACCTGGCAGGCCGTTACCACAGCCAACACCGCGGCCGCCCGCACCGCCCTGGACGAACTCGGCACCGAGTGGCTGGAGGTCCGCGACGGCGCTGACTGCGGCTGGACGTCCCACGATGACCCGGACCGGGCCAACCGCACCCTGCGCACCGTCCAGGACGCCCTCGCCCACGCCGTGGCACACCCCCACTGCCAGAGAGAGTTCCTTCCCCGCCTCGACCTCATCGGACGTACCGAAATCCGATCCGGAGCGCTGCTGTGACCGATACCCCGACCGAACCGCAGGCCCACGGCGTCCACATCGACGCGCAGCCTGGCAGCGCCACCATCACCCTGGACGGCACGCCGCTGCCCGCCGGGCAGGTCACCGGCTACACCCTGCACCACTCCATCGCCGATCAGCTGCCCACTCTCGTCCTGCACACCCGGCAGCCCGACGGCGCCGCGTGGGAGGGCCTGGCCCGCGTCGCGGTCGGCGTCTCCCAGAGCCCAGGCGAGCTGGTGGCCGCGTTCCTTGCCGAGGTCGACCCCGTCCTCCTTGACCAGGCCGCACTGAACCGGTCCGACTACGGCGGCGGGCAGGGAGCCACCGCGCGGGCCATGCTCGCCACCCTCACCGACTGGGCGCAGGGGAAAGGGACGTGATGGCCGGACTGGATCTGTCCTCGGTCGCGACGTTCCTCGAGGGGTTCATCCTCCTTGACACGGTCCGCATCTCCCGGCCCGGCGCCGGGGCGCCGGTCTTCAACCAGGAGACGGGCGAATACGTGTGGCCGGAGGCGGACTCCGTGTACGAGGGCAAGGGGGCCGTGCAGGTCGTAGGGGTGCCCGGAGGGATCACGGCAGTGCCGGGGGCGAACCTGCCGTGGACGCCGGAAACGAACTCCAAGTACATGGCCCTCACGCCGTTGGACGCGCCGATCGCCGAGAAGGACATGCTCGTCACGGTCCTGGCCGTCCATGCCGGTGGTGACCTGGCGCTGCTTGGTCGGCAGTGGCAGGTCCAGGATCCGTCGAACGCCGGAACGATCGCCGTGGTCCGTATCACCGGGCTGGACCAGGTGCAGCAGACCCGGGAGGCCAGCTGATGGACCTCGACGAGCTCGCCGGCCGTCTCGAGCAGGCCGCCGACCGGGTGGGGCCGGAGGTGAACCGGACGGTGCAGCAGCAAGGCCGTCTGCTGCGCGCCCTCATCATGGAGCGCGCCTCCGGACGCCCGGGCCCGAACGTCATCTCTGGTGACTACCGAGGATCGTGGGAGCCGGAGCCGTTCGCCGTGCCGGACGGCGGGGGAGTAGAGGTGGGCACCCGAGAGCCGCAGGGCAGGCGCCTCGAGTTCGGCTTCTACGACATGACCGACTCACTGGGCCGGCACTACTTCCAGCCGCCGTTCCCGCACGTGGAACCATCCGTGAACGAGCTGTCCGACCAGTACGAGGACGCGTTCAAGGACGCTCTGGACCGGATCTTCGGGGGCGCCTGATGATCGACCGTCAGCCCGTCACCGACGGGGTCATGGGCCTCCTGGCCACCCTCACGGGAAAGCCTGTCGGGCTCGTCACCGTGCCCATGGACCCGGACACCAACCAGCCGTACCCGCCGCCCTACACGCTGCTGTACCCGCTGGACCACAGATCTGACGACGGCACCCTGGCCGACCGGCACCGGGCGGCCGTCTCCACCTACCAGGCGACGTTCGTGTCCGGTCCCATACCGGGCCACCCAGACAGCCGGGGGACCGTCGTCCAGTCGCAGTGGATGGCCGACAAGGGGCGTCAGGTGATCGAGCGTCCCGTGGACGGCAGCCCCGGCTACCGGTATCCGCTGACCATCCCGGGCGTCAACTGCTACTGCCGGGAGGCGCGGGAAGCGGGGGGAACATCCGATGCGGGAGATGCAATCATCACTTCAGTGATCCGTTTCCGGTTCTATCTGGAAGCCACCGCCTGACAAGGGCGTAGTTCGACCGCACCGCGGCGGGACCCCACGCGGACGCCACCACGACAGGTGGCCGCCACACCAACACGTGTAGCAGGGGTCCCCATTGGCCCCTATCCGCGAGGGGCCACTCATGAGGTTCAACCGCAAGGGCACCACCAAGATCTACTACCTGCCGACGATCGCGGCGACCACGCTGATCCCGACCACCTCGGAGATCACCGCCGGTACCGACTACACGGCGCAGATCAACGCCATCGACGGATGGTCGCTTGAAAACCAGCCCATCGAGACCCCGGACATGGCGTCCACGTTCGTCTCCAAGATCGGCGGCGACGACTCCGCCGCGGACTCCTCGCTGACGTTCTACGAGGACTCCGCCCTCGACGACGTCGAGACCGACCTGGCCAAGGGCACCAGCGGGTACATCGTCATCTTCTCCAAGGGCAAGACGACCGGCGCCAAGGGCATGGACGTCTACCCGGTGACCGTGGTGTCGAACTCGAAGGCGTACACGGCGGACAACGAGGCCGCGAAGATCACCGTCCAGTTCACTATCACCGCACGCCCGCTGTTCAACGGGACCGCGCCGTAACCAGCCCGCCCCCTCAGCCCCCGGCCGGGCCCCGGTGTATCTGGGAAGGGCGCCGCGCGCGCCCGGCCGGGCCTTCCCACGGAGACCCGAAATGACGAACACCGCCAGCACCTGGGACGCCCTCGCGAAGCGCCTCGACAACGTCCAGAAGCCGGTCAGCACGTTCAGGCTGTGCCAGGACACCGACATCCGCAACCGCTTCCGCGAAGCCCAGTACGCCAACGAGCAGGCCCAGGCCGCCTTGAAGGGCCTCGCCAAGGACACCGACCCCGACACGCGGGCCATCTACCAGCGCGAGGCGCGGCAGGCTGCCGCCGAACTTGTGGCCGCCACAAAGGCCTACAACGACCACGTCATCGTGCTGCGCTTCACCGCCCTGGAACGCAAGGACCTCGAGAAGCTCCAGAAGGCGAACCCGCCCACCGAGGCAGACGAGGCCGCGGGCCAGGACTACGCGATGGACACTTTCGCCCCCGCCCTCATTGCCGCCGCGTCCCTGGACGGCATGCCGGCCGACGCCGCCCAGAAGTACCTCGACACCTGGCACTCGGCCGACGCCGCCGGGCTGTGGAACGCGGCCTGGACCGTGCAGCACCAGCAGCGGACCGACCTGGGAAAAGGCTGAGAGACGATGCCGACTTCCGAGCCGAGATGGAACTGTGCGAGCGCTACCGCATCCCGCACAGCCACTTCCGCGGCCTCGGTGACGGCACCTGGACCGACCTGGACCGGCGCAAAGCCCTCGCCTGGTCCGACTACACCAAAGCGGCCTGCCCCTCCTGCGGCACACGCGCCGAGGAATGGGATGAGGACGCCGGCGGAGACGAGGACGCCTACACCGCCATCACACACCGCTGCATCGGATGCCAACTCCTCGCCGACCGGCAGAAAACCGTCCCCGACGGCGACGAAGGGCACGGCGTGAAAATCCTCCTGATCCCCACCAGCGTGCACGCGGCCATGCAAGTCGCCCGCACCCACCACGCAGCCCGATAAGCCAGAAAGGAGCCCGCAGTGTCCCAGTGGAACCTCTCCGTACAGCTGACCGGGCAGGGCTCCGACCTGGCGGCCACACTCCGCGACAGCGCCAAGGAAGCCGGGAAGCTCACCGACCGCGTCAACGACGCCAAGCGGGCCATCGCCGAGCTGCGGGCCGCAGCCGCAGGCGCCATCACGGTCCGCCTGAACGTGGACGGCAACCACCTGCGCAGCGACGTCCAGGCCGCCCTGACGGCAGCCGGCACCGGGCAGGGCATCAACGTCCGCCTCAGTGTCGACGGCGACCACCTGCGCGACGAAGTACGGGCAGCGGTGACCACGGCAGGCGCCGGGCAGGGCCTTGGCGTCCGTCTCACCCTGACCGACACCATGCAGCTGCGCCGCGACGTGCAGGACGCCGTCCGGTGGGCCTCGATGGGCCACCGCATCGAGATTCCGATCGGTCTCGCCGACACCATGCAGCTCCGCCGGGACGTGTCCGCCGCAGTGCGGTGGGCGTCCATGAACCAGACCATCCGCGTTCGGGTGGAACCTGATACCAGCCCCCTGAGAAGCCTGCCCCGCACCCTCCCGACCGGCGGCGGCGGCGGAGGGGACGGAGGGCTCCAGGGCGGTCTCGCCGGCCTTCTGACGCTCGCCCCGGCCGCCATCCCCCTTGCGGCCGGCCTGGCCGCGAACCTGGCACCGCTCGCCGCCGAGTTCGGTGCGGCAGGCATTGCTGGCGCCGCGTTCGGGATTGCCGTGGCCGGGCAGATCGGACCGCTGGGCGATGCTGCCGATGCGGAAAAGAAGTACCGCGACGCGGTCGTCCAGCACGGCGCGACGTCCAAGCAGGCGCAGGCTGCCGCCCTCGCCTACCAGCAGCAGCTGGCGCAACTGCCGCCCGCAACCCAGAAGGCCGCGATCGCGCTGTCCACGCTGAAGGGCAACTTCAGCGACTGGTCCAACAGCATGGCCCGCTTCACCATGGAGCCGGTCACCAACGGCATCACGGTCCTGGACTCGCTGATCCCCCGCCTGACCCCCGAGGTGAAGTCCGCCTCCACCCAGCTGAACCGGCTTGTTGCCGTCGCGGGCGGCGCCATCGCGACCCCCGGATTCGACGCCCTGTCCACGAAGATCGCATCCTTCACGGACGGGAAGCTGGACCAGCTGACCGACCAGGTCATCCACTTCATCCGGGTGTTGTCCGAGGGCGACGTCGGTAACGGTGCGTTGGGCGCGATCATCGACTACGCGCGGCAGAACGGGCCCGCCGCCCGGGAAGCAATCCGCGCGATCTCGCAGGCCGTCATCACCCTCGCGCAGGGCGCCGCCCAGGCCGGACCCGGCATGCTCACTCTCGTCACCGCCGCAGCCCGCCTGGTTGCCGCGCTGCCCCCGGAACTCGTCGGGATCATCCTCAGCGTGGCGTCCGCCCTGAAGCTGCTGCAGCTGTCCGGTGCGGGCATGGCCGCCCTCGCCGGAGGGCTCGCCCGGGTGCGCACGGCCATCGTCGGCCTGGTGGCCGCGTCAACGGCGGCGGGCGGCGGACTGGCCGGCCTGCGGGCCGCGTTCTTGGCGTTGGGCGTGGCAGCCCGCACCACCCTCATCGCGTCCGGCATCGGAATCGTTCTGGTGGCGCTGGCGGCGCTGTCGGAGATGAGTAAGAAGGCGCCGCCGGACGTCGACAAGCTGACTACCTCGCTGAGGACGTTGGGATCCACAGGGAAGGTGGCTGGGGAGGCGGCGCGATCCTTCGGGAAGGACCTTTCAGGGTTTGCGGACAGCCTGCAGAAGGTGACCGACCCGAAGGGCCTGGACAAGGTCCAGCAGTCCATCGTGTCGTTCTTCGGAGCCGACTCCACTCCGGTGAAGGACGCCAAGGCGAACATCGACGCAGTCGACAAGGCGCTGGCGAACCTGGTGAAGAACGGGCAGGCCGATCTCGCTGCCAGCGCCCTGAAGAACATCACATCGGAGATGAAGAAGCAGGGCTTCTCTGCCAAGCAGATCACCAGCCAGCTGGACGACTACAAGTCGGCCCTTGCCGACCAGAAGTTCGAGCAGGAACTCGCCGCCCGGTCGATGGGCCTGTTCGGGAAGGCCGCGCAGGACACCCAGGCGAAGCTCGACGCACAGAAGAAGTCCGCCGACGGCTTGAGGCAAAGTATCCAGGCCTTGAACGACGTCAACCGGGCCGCGGGCGGCGCGATGAACGCGTTCGAGCAGGCCATCGACGACGCCGCGAAAGCCGCCAAGGACAACTCCGGCGCCCTGAAGATGAACCACGGCGAACTGGACCTCGGCTCCCAGAAGGCCCGTGACGCCGAGTCCGCGCTGCGCGGTCTGGCCGCAAGCACCGACGACGCCGCCGCGAAGGCCCGCGAGCAGGGCAAATCGTGGGAGTTCGTCCAGGGAATCATGGACCGCGGCCAGGCCAAGTTCGTCGAAACTGCACAAAAGATGGGCCTCACCAAGACCCAGGCGCAGGCCCTCGCCAAGGCCTACCTCGACATCCCGAACAAGAAGACCACCACCCTGGAGATGCGGACCGAGGACGCCATCAACGGCCTCGACGCGGTGATCGCCGCCATCAAGAAGACCCCGAACTCCAAATCCGTCACCGTCAGCGCGCTCACCAGCGACGCCGTGTCGATGCTGCGCGACCTCGGCTTCAAGGTGACCCGGCTGCCCGACGGGCGTTTCAAGGTCACCGCTGAGACCGGCACCGCGAAGAAGAACCTGGCCGCAGTCCAGGCGGCCCGAGACGGCCTGAAGAACAAAACGATCACCATTGCGGCGCGGGACCGGGCCAGCGCCATCGCCCGCGAAATCCAGGCCGCGCTCGCCGCGCTGCGCAGCAAGACCGTCACCGTCACCACTGTCCGGGAGACGATCGCCAAGTACTCCACGATCGGCCGCCCCGCCCAGGGCCAGGGCGGCGTATCGAAGTACGCCGACGGCGGCATCGTCGCCCACGCCGCAAACGGCCTGTTCGTGCCCGGCTACGCCCCGCGCCGCGACATCGTCCCCGCCGTTCTCTCCCCGGGCGAAGGCGTCCTCGTCCCCGAAACCGTCCGCAAGCTGGGGGCCACCACCGGGATGGGCGGCCAGGGCATCATCAAGGCCCTCAATATGTGGGGTCGCTACGGCACGGCCATGCGGTTCGCCGACGGCGGCATCGCCGGCGGTGTACAGCACTTCGCGTCCGGCGGGTTCACCTACAGCCCGACCGGCACCATGAAGTCCATCTCTGACGTGTCGTCCGCGTACACCAGCGCCCATCAGACGATCACCAAGGACGAGTACACCAAGAAGCTCCGCGCGCAGGCGAACGCAGTCGGCTCGCTGCGCACGGCCGAAGCCCGGCTGGCGCAGGTCCGCAGGGGCAAGCACACCCGCGCCCAGCTGGTCGCAGCAGAGAACGCGGTCGCCAAGGCCCGCCGTGGCGTGGCCACCGCCACCGACGCCGCGAAGACCGCCGAGGCCCGCTACAAGCGGCAGTTCTCCCTCTCCGACTGGAACAAGACCCTGTCCGGTGCGGTGAAGTCCAACAGCGCCTACGAAGCGAACCTGAACAAGATCGCATCCCGGGGTGGTGCGGACGTCATCGACCAGCTGCGGGACATGGGCGCTGAGGGCGCCACTATGGTCGCCGCTCTCGCCAAGGCGTCGAAGTCGCAGTTCAACAGCATCGTCGCGAATCTGCGGAAGCTGGCACCGATCGCGAAGGCCACCCTCGCCGACTATACGAAGCAGCTGAACGCCTCCACCAAGACCTCCGCCGCGTTCCAGGCGAACCTCGCGAAGCTCGCCGGCATGGGCTACGGCGACCTGGCCACCCAGCTTGCCGCCCAGGGAGACGAGGCAGCGCAGAAGCTGGCCGCCGACGCGGTGAAGTCGAAGTCGTCTGCGGCCAAGGCCAACAGCGCGGCGAAGGCCTCGGCGAACGCCCTGTCCGGCGACCAGCTCGGCGAACTGGTTCAGATCATTGCCGCGATCTCCAGCAGCAAGACCGGCATTCACGACGTTGCCGGGAAGACCGGCATCGGCGAGGACGAGATCATCACCGTCGCCAACAAGGCGAAGAGCCAGATCCAGTCGTCGCTGGGCTCCCGCTCCACAAAGTTCCTCGCCGACCTGGGCAACGCCAACAAGCACCTCGCGTACGCCAACGGCGGCATCCGCGCGGGGATCTACAGCACCCGCGGCGGAGCGGTCACCTTCGCGGAGCCAGAGACGGGCGGCGAGGCATTCCTCCCCCTCGGGCCGAACAAGCGGCGCCACGCGCTGCCGGTCCTGGCCGACGTCGCGCACCGCTTCGGCGTCGGCCTGACCGACGTGGCCGCCACCCGCCCCGTCGTCATCGTCCGCGGCGGCGGCGACACCCACGTCAACGTCACCGCGGTCCGCACCAACGCCACCGCCTCGGACATCGGAAGCCAGGTCGGGCGCAGCGTGCGCCGGGCCCGCAGGGGAGGGGTGGCCGCCCGTGCCGCTGCTTGAGCTCGACGACTGGCAGTACGACCTGGGCGGAGTCCTCATCGGGGCCGGCACCAGCGTGAACGTCATCAAGACCGACGGTCTGGGCCGGCCGCCGGTCCGGGACGCCGACGTCGACCAGCCGTCCATGGACGGCCAGTTCGCCGGCCCCGACTACTGGTCGGCCCGACAGGTTCAGCTCGACGCAGCGATCAAAATCCCCGGGAACCCGGCCGCCTGCCAGGACATGATCGGCCAGATTCAGGCCGTGACCGACGCCGCCGACGTACGGCTGGTCGGCGGGCAGGGCATGGTGCTGCGCATCAAACGCCCCGGCCGGCCGACGAAATCCCTGACGGTCCGCTCACGCAGGCTGGATCCCGACGACGAACAGATCATCCACGGCTGGGTGCCGCTGGACATGGAGTTCGTCGCGCACGACCCCACGTTCTACGCCGACACGGACACGACCACCGATGTACCGATCGGCTGGCTCACCGGCGGCGGGTTCGCCGCCCCCGTGGTCGCACCCATCTACGTGCAGGACGGCACGGTGGCCGCGGACCGGCCGGGCTGGGCCGTCAACGCCGGGGATGCGGACACCTGGCCCATCATCCGGATCTTCGGTCCGTGCGCCAACGTGACGGTTCTGCATGCCGAATCCGGGCGGGCGCTGGCGCTGCCCACCCTGTCGCTGACGGCCGGACAGTGGGTGGAGATCGACACCCGGCCCGGCTACCGGACCGTGACCCGGGAGAACGGCGGCAACGCTGCTGTCTACCTGTCGCCGTCCTCCCGCATCGACCTGTTCTCCCTGCCGCCCGGCCAGTCCGAACTCCGCTTCACCGCGTTCGACGCGACCAACACCGCCCATATGCGCCTGACCTGGCGCGACGCCTACATCGCCCTCTGAGGAGAGAGCCGCCATGTCCCTGTTTCCCCGGCCCATCCTCGTCAACGGCGCCACCCACAGCGCCCAGCAGTTCCGCATGTTGGTCCGCGACCTCGCCCGCGGCGCGGAGGGTGTCACCCAGGGCGACGACCTGAAGGTCACGCAACGGGCCACCCCGGGCGGCGGCGTATCGGTGTCGGACGGGTCCAGTGTCGTCCGCGGACGGGCGAACACCTTCCAGGGCTCCTACGCGGCATGCAACATCGGCACCGCCGACGTCACCATCAGCTCGACGGGCGGCACCGGCCGCTCCGACATGGTGATCCTGCGGGTTGAGGACCCTGAGTACGAGGGCACCCTCAATCCGGCTGTCGACCAGATCGCCTACTTCCAGGTCATCTCCAACGTGTCCAGCTCAGCCACTGCGATCCCCGACGGACGCACCGGCATTCCGTTGGCCCGCATCGACATCCCCGCCTCCACGTCGACCATCACCAACGCGATGATCACCGACCTGCGGCAGATCGCCAACCCGCGCCGCGACCGCCGCCTCTACACCCAGTCCCCGACCGCCGACAGCGGACTCCTCGGCTCGTCCACCACCTTCACCTATTTCTCCACCGCCGCCGGCTGGAACATCGCCGTCCCCGACTGGGCCACCACCGTCCGCCTCCGCGTCGACGTCAGCCCCATCCGCTACTCCGTCAACAACTACACCGGACAGCTGCGGGCCACCTTCGGATCCAGCCTCACCCTCCAGGCCATCTCCCTGGACGACGACCAGGGCACCGGAATCCGCAAGGTGCCCGCCGCGATCGCCGACACCCTCGCTGTCCCGTCCGCCTATCGCGGCACCACCCAGCTGCTGCGCGCCCAGGCCAACGGCGCCGCAGGGAACGCGGGCCGCATCAACGTCTCCACGTTCACCACCCTGATTGCCGACGTGGAGTTCGAGGAGGCCCCCCGGTGACCGTCCCCGACCGGGTCCTCACCCAGAACGCCCTCACCGGCGCCTGGCTGTCCACCGCGCTGCCCGTCACCGACCTCGAATACGGCGACGAACTCAATGGGCCCGGCAGCCTGTCGGGAAAGCTGTCGCCGCGCCTGGTGGCCTCGAGCCCGACGCTCGCCGACCCCGGCAACACGCTCATCTACGTCGAATCATCCGGCCAGCTGCAGTGGGGCGGCATCGTCTGGGACGTCCGCGCCCAGGGCAACGACTACAGCATCGAGGCCGCGTCCTGGTCGTCGTACCTGCAGAAGCGGTTCGACGTGGACGGCCAGCACGGCGGCCGCGGCCCCTACACCTACGCCGACCGCTGCGACGTGATCCGCAACATTTGGACGTACGCGCAGTCCATCGCCGACGGCAACCTCGGCGTCCTGGTCGACTCCACCACGTCCACGTCGAAGGTTGGCACCCCGGCCGAGCCGTACAACTCGTTCTGGTACGACATGAAAGCGCTGGGCGACCAGGTCGACGACCTCGTTGCCGACGACGCCACCCCCGACTACACGTGCGCCACCGCCTGGAACGCGGCCAAGACCGACGTGGTGAAGAAGATCAGGATCGGATGGCCCCGCCTTGGCGCCCGCCGAACCGACATCACCATCGCGTCCGGCGTCAACATCATCGAAGAGCCCGAAGAGGCCCTGGCGGGCGACGACTACGCGCAGGTCGTCATCGGCTCCGGCGCCGGCGACGGCAGCGCCAAGCTCCGGCAGATCTCCGCCGTCCGCAACGGGCGCCTGCGCCTCGAGGCCGCCGTCGACTACCCGGAGATCAACGGCAACGACGTCCTCAAACAGCGCGTGGAATGGGAACGCGCCTGGCGCCAGACCCTCGGCTCGGTAGAGCAGGTCACCATCCGCAACACGACCGCCGCCCCGTTCGGGTCCTGGCAGGTCGGCGACGACATCTACGTCCGGATCCACAACGCATGGACCGACTACACCGGCTGGTGCCGCATCACCGGCTGGACCATCAAGCCCACCGCGCAGGGCGGACCGCAGGCCGTCATCAGCCTCAAGCCGGCCTCCATGTACCAGTACGGAGGCGTGTGACGTGAGCATCGACATCGGCCGTGCACTCCAGCAGCTCAACGCCCGCCTGACCCGCATGGAGCGCTCCCCGCGGCTGTCCCACGCTTCCATCGACAACACGTCGGTGGAGATCCGCGACAGTACGGGCGGCCTGAAGGGGCTGGTCGGCGTGCAGGCCGACGGAACAGCCGCAGTGAACATCGTCAACGGGGCCGCACCGCCGCAGCCGTCCAATCCGATCGTGGCGTCCGTCCTGGGCGGGGTCACGGTGTCGTGGGATGGCCAGTTCGCCGGGGGTGCGGTCCTGCCGCTGGACTGGCAGCGCGTGGAGGTACACGCTGCGATCACGCCCGTGTATGAGCCGGTCCCCGCCACGCTGCAGGGCACGATTGAGACCGCGCAGGGCGCCACCGTCGTCGTCCCCTGCGACACCCCGGTCTACGTGCGCCTGGTGGCCCGCAACACCTCCGGCACCGCCTCCACACCATCCGGGACGATCGGGCCGCTCGGGCCCACCCCGGTTGTCGCGGACGACATCCTGGACGGGATCGTCACCTCGGTGAAACTCGCCGACGACGCCGTCACGGAGGCGAAAATCGCGGCCGCCGCGGTCGGCTCCACCGCGCTGCAGGACGGCGCGGTCCTCGAGGAGAAGCTCGCTGATCTGGCCGTCACCACCGGCAAGCTCGCCGACCAGGTCATTACCGACACGAAAATCGCGGACGACGCGGTCACGGCGGCGAAGGTCGCTGTCGGCGCGATCGGCTCCGACCAGCTCGCCCTCGGTATCGGCAACCTCGCCCCCGACCCGTCCTTCGAAGGCGCCTACACGGCGGCGCTGATCGTCGGACATGCCGACTGGTCAGTCACCGCGCCCGGCAACAACTCCGGGCACGCCCTGCACGTCGACTGTACGTCTGGCGGCGTCACGTGGAAGAACATCGAACTCGCCCGCTACCCGGTCCTCCCCGGGGAACGCCACTATCTGGCCGTCGACTACAAGACGTCCGCGCTCTTCAACGGCAGCGGCGTCAAGCTGATGTTCCGCTACGAGGACGCGGCCGCCACCGTGCTCGGCTACGGCGTCGCAGACCACGCGTTCACCCCCGGCGATCCGTGGGCGCGGGCCACCGCCCAGGTGCAGGCCCCCACCGGCACCAAGACCGCCGTCCTCCTGGTCGAAGCGTCCGCCGTTACTGCGGGAGAGGCCTGGTTCGACAACGCCGAGGTGCGCACCCTGGTGGCGGGCGGCATGATCGCCGCCGGATCCGTCACCGCCACGGAGATCGCCGCCCTGACGATCCTCGCGGGGAACATTGCGGCGGACGCCATCGCAGCGGGAAAGATCGCCGCCGACGCTGTCACCGCGCGGGAGATCGCCGCCTCGTCGGTGACCGCCTCCGAGATCGCCGCGAACGCCATCACCGCGGCCGCCGTAGCAGCGGGAGCCATCACCACCGACAAGCTCACCGTCACCGGCGGCGCGAACCTGCTGTCCGACCCGTCCTTCGAAGGCGCTTACACCGCGACCCTCGTGTCCGGGAATGCCTTCTGGTCCGTCGACGCCACCAAGGGCAACGGCTCCACGAAGTCCCTCAAGGTCAACGCGGTCGCCGGCACGCCGACCAACCGCGACCTCACCCTCTTCGACATGGCCGTCCTGCCCGGCGATCAGCTGTACCTGGCCGTCGACTACCAGGCCTCCACCGACTACCTCGGCACCCCTCGCATTTACGCCCGCTGGGAGGACTCCAGCGGAGCCTTCCTGTCCTCCGGCGCCGCGCAGGCCAGCCCGCCCACCGTTGGCGCGACATGGCAGCGGATCTCCGCCACGGTGACCGCCCCCGCCAACGCCGCACGCGTGAAGCTGAACGTGGCCTCCACCAGCGGCACCGCCGGAAACCTGTGGTTCGACAACGCCGCCGTGCGCCCCGTCGCGGGCGGCACGCAGATCCAGGACGGCGTCATCACCACCCAGAAGATCGCCGCTCTGACGATCCTCGCCGGGAACATTGCCGCGGACGCGATCGCCGCCGGGAAGATCGCATCGGACGTGGTGACGGCGCGGGAGATTGCCGCGCTCACCATCACGGCCGCTGAGATCGCAGCGAACGCCATCACCGTCGGAAAGATCCAGGCCGGGGCCGTTGATGCCACCGCGCTCGCCGCAGACGCCATCACGGGCAAGACCATCACCGGCGGCACCATCACCGGCGCCCTCATTCAGACCGCCACGTCCGGGCAGCGCATCACCCTCAACGAAGCGTCCGCCAACAAGGTCCTCGTCTACAACTCGAGCGGGACAGCGATCGGAGAGCTATCCGACTCGGGACTCCTCGTCAAAGGCACTAACGGCGCCATCCTGCAGCTCGACCCGAACAATGCGTTCCCCAACCTGAAACTGACGAACGTCGGCCAGACCGCCTCAGCCATCATCAATGTGTCCGGCACGAACGCCGTCCTGGGCCTCAACTCCGGCCTCTACGCAGGCAGCTCGTTCTCGGACATGAAGTGGCGCACCATCTTCGGTCTGTCCGGAACCAGCGACTTCTGGGCTGCCGAACGCGTCCGGGACTCCGTGACCAGCACCGTAATCGGCGGCCGTATTGCCCTCACCGACGCGGCTGCCGCCTTCGGCTACAAGGACTCGACAGCCGCCACCCAGGACGCCATCCTGACCATGTTCTCGACCGGGGTTACCCAGCTGTCGAAATCCCGGTACGAGGTCTACGCGCCAGCCTCAAGCAGCAGCGCCCTGTACGCCACGGCCGACGCAGGCCACACCGGCAACCTGCTACGGCTGAGCGTTGCCGCAGCCGACAAGTTCACCGTCGACAAAGACGGCAACACCACCGCCTCCGGAACCATCACCGCCGCCTCATCGTCGACCACGACCGGGCTGACCGCAGCCAGCGGATTCACCATCAACAGCGGCGGCTTCTACGGCTACCGGTTCGGCAAGGTCGTTGCGATCGACCTGTACATGCACCGCAGCGGCACCACGATTACCACCGCCAGCGGAAACATCACCGACACCACGATCGCGACCCTGCCTGCCGGATGGCGCCCCACCCACAACACCATCAACGGCGCCTGGGACGACGGAATCACCTTCGGCGGCTGGGTCGTCGGGACAGACGGCATCTGCACCCTGCGTACCGCCTACGGCGACATCGTCGGCGACGCCACCCAGTCTGGCCAGGGCCGCAACCTGCGCCTGCACATCACCTTCATCCAGGACTAAGGAGACAACCCGTGCTGACCAAACCCGCCGATGCACTGTTCAACAAGCTCACCGTCAGCATCAACGGCGGCCCCAACGACGATACCTACGATTTGTTCCCTGTCCCGCTCACTTTCGCCGGCTTCGCCATCGACAACCTCACCGACCAGGACATCGACGACATCGTCCGGATCATCGTGAACCGCATCAACACCGACCACCCCGACTACATCGTGTACGTGGACCGAGCGTGGAGCGGCACCCGCGGCGAGGCGCGCGACATCGTGTACGTTCCGCCGCAGCCCACACAGCCCTGACATTGAGCCGGGGCAACACCAGCCCCGCCAGCACGTAGCCTGAGATCACCGGGCGACCCTCCGCCCGCACCCGCTCCACACCCCCGAGGGACGACCGCACCACAGCGGTCCGCCACAAAGTCAGCTCTGGGCGCGGGGAGTGCAGGAGCACGGGCGAGTGCCCGACCTCGACATCAAGCAGTACGACGTCACGCCACAGCTCGGCAGGCACCTCGTTCGTGACCCGCGGAGCCTCGCCTACCGGCGCCGCTACACCGGCGAACCGCTGAAGCCCACCGAGTGGGCGCCCAAGGTCCCCGTCCTGGACCAGCAGGACCTCCTCGCCCAGGGCATCCACACCTCGCAGCTGGTCGACGGCGTCGACGACGCGGACGCCCTGGGCTCCTGCACCGCCAACGCGGCCACAGCCCTCGTATCCATCCTCCAAGACGCCGACACCCTCTCCGTGGCAGGCCTGGACGTCACCGCCCCGATCGCAGCCGAGCGGTGGGCGATCGGCCTGTACTCCGACGCCACCCACCGCGACCAGTGGCACGACCAGACATGGCCCAACGTCGACTGCGGATCCTCCGGCCTCGGCGTCGCCAAGGCCCTGCGCGCCCGCGGTCTCATCGACCAGTACGGGCACGCCACGACCGCCCTCGAACTGTGCCGCGACCTGCAGAACGGCCCCGTCCTCATGGGCACCGTCTGGTATCAAGCGTGGTTCGAGCCGGTCGGATCCTCCGCCCTCCTGGACGACATCCCCGGCTGGCAGGACTCCCCAGTCGCCGGCGGACACGAAGTCTGCATCACCGCCCTCGAGGACGTGGCCCTGGACGCCAGCGGACACCTCGACCCCGCGCGCACGATCCTCCGCATCCGGAATAGCTGGAGTTCCTCCTGGGGGGACTCAGGCGGGTTCCGCATGTCCCTGGCCATCTACGAGGCCCTCCGTGCCGAGATCGACCTTGTGCAGCCGCGCCTGGACGCAGCACGCCAGTAGCCCATCCCACCCCACGCCCCCGAGAAGGAGACGACCATGGGCGAGCCCCGCCCCATCGAGGACGACATCACGCAGCAGCGGCAAGCCGCCCTGCTCACCAGCACCGGCAACGGCCCCACCGTCGACAACGAGGAAGAACTCCTCGCTGCCGAGTTCGGTCCGGCCAACGACCACGGAATCTACGGCGCCCCAGACACCGACTCCGAGGACACCCCGGAAGACGGCGCCGAGCCACGCAAGCTCGGCGGGAACACCGGCGGCCTCGAGAAGATGATCCAGGCCATGGAGGCGTGGCTCGGCACCGGCGAGCCGAATGCCATCCAGGCCTGGTACCGGGGGCGCAACGGCGCCGACTACTCCGGCAACTTCGCCTGGTGCGATGCCACCGTCACGCTGTCGGCCTACGGCTCCGACAACTACGAAGCCGTCTGCTTCGGCAAGGACTGGGCCTACACCGTCGCCCATGCCTCCGCCTTCAAGGGCGCGGGCCAGTGGACCGCGATGACCGCCGGGATCCTCAAGTCGGGGATACGCCGCGGTGACGTCATCTTCTTCGACTGGGACGGCTCCTCCAACATCGGCGCCATCGACCACGTCGGCGTCGTCACCAGCGTCTCCAGCGACGGCAAGTACGTGTACACGATCGAAGGCAACAGCGGGAACGTGTGCGCCCGCCGCGTCCGCGTCGTCCACGACATCGCAGGATTCGGCCGCCCCAAGTACCCCGCAGTCGGAGGCGTCACCGCCTCCACCCCGGCCCGATACAAGGTCACCATCGGCGGCCTGGAGTACGGATACGGCGCCAAGGGCGCGCACGTCACGGCCGTCCGCAAGGCCCTGGCGAAGGACGGGTTCGGGAAGAACACCACGACCGGCACGGACGAGACGTGGGCGGACGCCGACACCCGGAACTTCTCCGACTTCCAGAAGTCCCTCGGCTACAAGGGCACCGCGGCCGGACAGGACGCCGACGGCGTTCCCGGGGCAACCAGCCTGATCAAGCTCCTCGGCTCCCTGCCCGAGAAGCCCACCCCGAAGCCCGCGCAGCCGGTCTACGAGCCGTTCCCCGGCAAGGGCTTCTTCCACGGCGGCCGCCACAGCACGATCATCACCGCGATGGGCCGACGCCTGGTCCAGCTCGGCTTCGGCAAGCACTACCAGCACGGTCCGGGCCCGGACTGGACGAACGCCGACCGGGAGAACGTCCGCGACTTCCAGCTGTCGCGCGCCGACCTCCGAGGCGACGCCGACGGCTACCCCGGCCCGAAGACGTGGGCGGCCCTCAAGGTCGCCAAGGTCTGACCCGCACCCCGTCAACCATCCCACCTCCAGAAGGAGACCACCGTGTCCCCGAAGATCTTCGGCCGAGAGCCGGCGCTTCTGCTCGGCTTCGCCGCCGCGGCCCTCAAGCTGCTCACCGCGTTCGGCATGGACGTCACCGCGGATCAGCAGACCCTCATCAACGCCGTCCTCGCCGCCGGTGTCGGCGTGTGGCTCGCCATCGTCGTCCACAGCGGTGCCTGGGCGGCTGCCCTCATCCAGCTCGCGCAGACGGTGATGGCGCTGTTCGTCGGGTTCGGCCTGGACTGGTCCGCGGACAAGCAGGGACTGGTGATGGCGATGGCCGCCGCGCTGCTGGCGCTGTTCGAGCGGACCCAGGTCACCGCGCCGGTGCCGGTTGCACCGCTCGAGGAGTCCAGCCCTGTGAAGCCGCGGCCTGTGTCCTGACCTTGCCCGCACGATTACGCCCCCCACACGGAGCACGACATGGCCGATTCTGCTGACCCGAACCTGGTGACGCTAGGCGAGTTGGGTCGGCAGATCGGACGCTTGGACACCCGCTTCGCCGAACTCAACACCCGCCTCGACAAGGTCGTCAGCCTTGATGTCTATGCGATCCAGACCACGCACGTGGAGCAGCGCCTGGCCCAGCTTCAGGCGGATATCCAGCGCGGCCACGAAGCCACCAACAAACTCGAAGACGACTTCGAGCAGTACCAGCGTGACGAGGCCAAGCGGCGTGAGGAAGAGCGGCAGAAGCGCCTGTACCAGGCCGTCATCCCGGTCTTCATGGCCGTCCTGTCGGTGGGCGTCGCCGTCTGGGCGGTGGTCTCCAAGTGACTGAGGGAAAGCACAAGCCGCCGCGCCGCCTCATCAAGCTGCCGCGCGCGGAGTATCTGATCGCGGTCACCCTGGTGTTCGTCGTGCTGTTGCTGGGGTGGCTGTCCGTCAAGGTCGTGTCTCAGGATCGGGACCTGCGTACCTCCAATGACGCCCGTGATGCGCTGGCCCGCCAGGTTCAGTCGCTGGGGGAGAAGCCGGTGGCCGGGCCTCCGGGATCCCGCGGCGAGCCTGGCAAGGCAACGGTCGGCGCACCGGGTCCGTCCGGGCCTCCCGGCCCCTCCGGCGCGGCGGGCAAGGACGCGCCGACCATCACCCCCAGCCCCGGCCCGTCCGGTCCTGTCGGCCCCGCGGGAGTTAAGGGGGCGGACTCCACCGTGCCCGGGCCCACCGGCCCGGCCGGCCAGAACGGGGCCGACGGCGCCGCCGGAACGAACGGGAAAGACGGTACGAACGGCCAAAACGGTGCGCCGCCGTCGGAGTGGACGTACACCGATCAGTACGGCAACGAGTACCGGTGCGTCCCCGTCGACGGCTTCGACCCGGACAACCCGCGCTACCGGTGCACGCAGACCAGCACCGCCAACCCGGAACCGACTTCGTCTCCATCCCCCAGTCCCAGCCAGCAGCCCTCCCCGAGCGACAGTTCGTCAGGCCTGCTCCCGCTGAACCTGCTTTCCCGCCGCAGCTAGGAGAAGCCAGATGACCACGGTGACCGGCAAGCTGATCGGCGCGGCCGCTCCGCAGCGGGTGGAGATGAAAGCGACCCTGGTCGACGTGACGGGGCAGCCCGCAGTCGGCTACGTCGCCTCTGTGTCGGGCGAGCTGGTCAAGGACGTCCCCATCCAGGCGGCCAGCGACGGGGTATGGACGGTCACGCTGACCGCCAACACGCTCATCGAGTCGCAGTCGGGCGACACCCTGTGGGCCATCCAAGAGGGGCGCGCCCGCGACGGCTCACCGATCGTCACTTACATCGTCGTCCCGGAGACCGGCTCGTACTGGGTGGGGTCGATCCGTGCGGACTTGTCCAGCACCCAGACCGGACAGGGAACCGTCGTCTACCTCGGCACGGGGCAGTCTGGCCCCCCTGGCCCGCAGGGCGATCCCGGACCTGCGGGAGCGACCGGACCAACGGGACCGGCAGGAGCCACCGGAGCACAGGGACCGAAAGGCGACACCGGTGATCCCGGAGCGCAGGGACCCACCGGCGCCACCGGGGCCACCGGGCCGGCCGGACCAACAGGCGCGCAGGGCCCCAAGGGGGACACCGGAGACCAGGGCCCGCAAGGACCCACCGGAGCAGCCGGCACCCAAGGACCCAAGGGCGACACCGGAGCGCAAGGGGATCCCGGCCCCCAGGGAGCCGCAGGCTCAACAGGCGCCACCGGAACTCAGGGGCCGAAGGGTGACACCGGGGCAACAGGCCCGGCAGGAGCGACCGGCGCGACTGGGCCTCAGGGGCCGTCAGGCGCTGACGGCACCGACACGCCAGCCGTCCATGGGGCCGCCGCCTGGTGCTACGACCCGGCTCTGGCCGTGAACTCCACCCAGTTGACCGGCGGGACTCTGTACCTGACCCGGGTCGACATTGCTGCGGCCATCAACGTCACGAAACTCTACTGGTGGGTGGCGAACACCGGGTCATCGGCCGTCACCAACCAGAACTGGGCTGGCCTGTACAACTCCAGCGGCACGCTCCTGGCGTCCGCGAACGTGGACACGTCGTTCTCCTCGGCCACGCTGAAGGCCACCACTATCCCGGCCACGGCGCTGTCGGCCGGATCGTTCTACTGGGTTGCGATGCTGTTCAACGCGTCGGTCACGCCGACGTTGACCCGCGGTTCCGGCTGGACCGGTGTCGACACGGCCGCGAACATGGGCCTGGCTGTGGCGGCGTACCGGTTCGCGAAGAACGGGACCGGCCGGACGGCACTGCCTGCGTCGATCACTCCCGCGTCGAACATCGGGACGGACTTCGCCGGGCCGTGGGTTGCGGTGGGCCCATGACCGCGCTCCCGGTCCGATCGTACGTACGATGGGCTCCATGACCACGCCTGTCCCTCCCGCCCCCGTCTGCCCGCCCGCCCAAGTCGGCCCGTGCGCGGGCTGCGGCCACCCCACCCACCGGTACGGGCTCGGCGGCTGCCCGCTGTGCGTCGTCTGCCTGGCCCCAGTCCTGGAACGGCAGGCGAAGAAGTAGCGGGCCTGGTTGTCGGTGGCGCCCGGTACCGTTGGGGACAGTTCGGATTGCCGGGAGCCCGCGGGGCTCTATGAGCCTGGGAGTCCCTGCACGAGGAGGCCCGCGTGGCCAAGATCAAGTTCGACGACAAGGCGATCAAGAAGGTCGTCAACGACGGTGTGCGGAAGATGGCTGCCGATCTGACCCGGCAGTTGAACGCGCTGACTGCTCAGTGCGAGGGGAAGCCGGTCGACGAGGTAAAGCGTGCCGTGCAGGGTGCGTGGAGCCGCGGCACGGGTGGCGGCAGCATCACAGACCCGGAGCTGACGCAGTTCGCGGAGCAGATAGCCGCGGGCGGCCAGGTGACGGTCCGTCTGAAGTAGCCTGCACGACGGTGCCCCCGGCTGCTTTCCTCAGCCGGGGGCACCGCCATGAGTTCTCTGCTACTCCATGATGCTGTCGTCTACGGACCGCCGTTCCCGGCGTCCCTACTTGTCGTCGTCCGACGCGATGGGGTCGGCCAGTCGGTACTTGTCGACCAGTCCGGTCAGCCAAGTGGGCCAGGTCTCCGGGGCCGTGAGGTTGTAGTAGTCGAGGTGGCCATTGCCGTCGCGCCCGTCGATACGGACTTCCACGTGGTCGCCGTAGGAGGCTCGGTCGTAGTCGATCCGAACGCCGACCGGAAGTACGGCAAGCCCGTTGGGGAGTTGGATGCCGGGAATGCCGCTGACTCGAAGGTCGATCGTGCGACGGTCGTTGGTGATCTGGAAGGTTGCTGCCACGGTCGGTGTCCTCACTTCTCGTGGTCGCGGACGTCGCGGGCAGCGGTCCGGAACAGGTCAGCGAGCTCCTCCGAGGGGCGCGCCTCCGCCCATCCGGTGAGCAACTGGTGCGCCTCCAGGACAACGCCTCCGAATCGGTCCTCGTCCCAAGATCCGTCGGGCAAGTCCGAGCCGATGGCCGGGTCGATGATGCGCGCCGTCGCAATAATTCCGGTGGCCCAGGCGAGGGTGTGTTCGGGGCTGACGACGGCTGCGTAGTCGGCCGGGTTGGTGGACCCGTACACGGCGCGGGACAGGGCCAGGATGGCGCCGTCGTCGGCGTAGCGGGCCGCGTCATCGAGAGCGGCTGAGACGGTGGGTGCAGTGGGCAGAGCGGCCAGCTCTGCGGGTGAGATGGACAAGCTGTCCTCCTTTCAGATGATGGTGACTTTCTCGACTTCGCCGTTCTTGCGGATCAGGAGTTCACCGCCGTCGGCGGCCTGTCGCTCCAGGAACCCCATGATCTGGATCGCGCGGTTGATGATGTCGGCCTGGCTGAGATTGGTGTGACCCTGGAGCCACTCCAATTCGGTATTGGCCTTGGGGATGAGCGTGACGCTCATTCGCTTGGACTGCTTCAGGTTGCTCACGTCGGCCATGAAGTCAACCCTATCAGAAGCGCACCACATGTGCACCAATGTGATGCGGAATGGCGAGAGTGCGCGCGTCGGGCTTTCTCCTCACTGGGCAGCCCGAGCGCAGAATCGCTCCTGACGAAGAATCTGACGCTACGTCAGGCGCGATAAGCTCGCCTCTCCCAAGGGAAGATCCGGACGGGGGTGGGCCCGTGTACGCGAGTCCCGACGATGAGGCCACCGCGCACCTTCTTGTTGTGGCCGCCTTCCACGATGCGGCCGCCAAGGCCGATGAGGACGACGACGTCTCCATCGGCGAGTTCTGCCGGGCGGTCCTCCAGCGCTTCGACGAGTTCGGCGATCTCCGGGGCCGCCTCTACGACGTGGTCCGCGGCTACGCGCAGAGGAACGCCTCACCCGAGGAGCAGGCGGCGCTCGAGCGCTGGATCGCGGAGAAGACGGGGCCCTGACGCGCCCGCGCCCGGGCAACGTGCCGCTTGGCTCCAAGTAATGTTCCTCCACTCGGGCTGGGGGAACGGGCTGGCCGGATGACGCAATCATGGGACTCCCAAAGCCTGCAAGGGAGTTCGCATGACCGAGTCCCGCCGCTTCCATCTCCAGCGCGACACCGACATCACTGGCGTGTCCGGCACGGGCCGCGTTGCCGACGGCATCCTCTGGCCTGACGGAACCGTATCCATCCGCTGGACGGGGCCCATGCCTTCCACCGTCTTCTGGCACTCGATCGCCAACGCCCTGCATGTGCACGGACACGGCGGCCACACCACCATCGTCTGGGACGACCCCGAGCCGCCCGCGCAGGACATGGACTGCCCGCACTGCCCCGACGGGCACACCCTGCCCACTGGTGGATCGCAGCCGTGGAGCGCCTACGTCGGGGCCGAGCGGGACGGTGACGGCCAGCCGATGCAGATCGTCGTGGCACGTTCCGCCGGCGCGCACGTCGCCGAGTCGGACGCTGAGTGGATCCGTGCCCGGCTGGCCGCCGGATGACCGACCGCGCCTTCGTTCATCTGCCGAACGTCCTGGTGTGCTGCATCAACGACTGCGGCGGCTACCTCGCGGTGCGGGATGGCCAGTTCGTCCGTGTGGACGACCAGGACGACGCAACCCGGTTCGTCTCCGAGACCAAGGGATGGCAAGCGTCTATGGCCGCCGAGTGGGGGAACGTCCCGCCGCCCAATCACACCCCGCACGACCAGCCGTTCGGGCCCACCGGGACCATGCGCTGCGACGGCAGCGGTGTCGGCGACTGCGCGGAGGCCCGCGCCTACAGGAACGCCATCGTCTGCCCACCCTGCCGAGCAACCGGATGGCGTCTCCCAGCTGACGATCCCTCGCTGGGACGCGCATAACTAGGACTTAAGCGTGAGCTCTAGAATCAGATCATGACTGTCACCGCAGGGCACATCAACCGCATCGCGGACTTTGTCGAGGCGCGCATCGACGAACAGTTCACCGGAGACCACTCCTCACGGCACTGGGACGAAGAGCCGGTATCCCGATCGCTGCGCGCACTCCGGCGCGGCGTGGCGGAGATCCGGTCCACGGGAAGCCTCGCAGAACAACGCGATCAGCCAGAGCTGGCCGTAGCGGTCAACTTTGCCATGACCCGGGCCTGGGGAGAACTCGCCAGCATGGCCAAGGAGTGGACCGACCACCCGGAGTACCTCAGCGAGTTCGCACTGCTGGCCCACCAGCTGGGCACCGATGCGGCGACCGAGGCGCCATGACCGAGCAGACCATCACCCCAGGACCGGGCGCCGAGGTCGACCTCAGATCCGGTACAGCCGTCAACCGGGCAGTAGAACAGCAACTCCTGCACCTGCGCGACCTCCTCGGCCAGGTCGCCCCCCGCGACCCGCACACTCGCCGCCTCGCCCCCCGGCGGTGGCGCCTCGAGCTCCTGGCCGAGCTGTGCGCACCCGAGACGTTCCGGCACATCGTCTCCTGGCTCTCCTCCACCCTGATCGCCTCCGCCGGCGCGAAGCGCGACTACGCCGACGACATCCGCCACTGGGCCCTCTTCCTCCAACAAGAGGAAGGCATCGCCTACTTCGCCCTCGAGGACGTCACCCCGTTCGCCGTACGCGCCTACCGGCAGCGCGAGGAAGACCGCCACAGCGCGCCGCGCACCATCAAGCGCCGCATGGACTCCCTGTCGTCCCTGTTCAACTTCACCGCCTGGGCCAACCCCGACGTCGACCTGCGCAACCCGGTCACCAAGTTCGACAAGCCCAAGGTCGACCCCAACGACCACACCACCGCCACCCCCGTGCTCGAGGTCGACGAGTTCCAGGCCGTCCTGCAAGCGGCCGCCACCGCCCGCGAGATGCTGGTCCCCGCCCTCATCTACACGCTCGCCGGCCGCGTCTCCGAGTGCTGCACGGCCGGGCTGCACAACGTCCAGGAGGAGGGCGGGCAGCGGAAGCTGGACCTGCGCCGCAAGGGCGGCAAGGGCCGCGTCTTCGCCCTCCCGCCCCGCCTGTGCGAGCTCCTGGACGTAGCCTCCGGCGACCGCACCAGGGGCCAGCTGCTCCTGGACGACCAGGACCGGCCCCTGCACCGGCACGCCATCGACTACCTGCTGAACCGGCTCGGACGGGCCGCAGGCGTCCTACCGGGCCGCGACCTGACCCCGCACGTCCTGCGCGCCTCCAAGCTCACCCACATGCACGACCAGGGCGTCCCGTTGGAGGAGATCCGGCAGTTCGCCGATCACGCCCACGTCCAGACCACGCTGCGCTACATCCGCCAGCGTGACGACGAGGCCCTGAAGGCCAAGCACGCTGCGGCCGCGGTCGCCGTGTACGACCACCTCGTCGACCGCTTCACGGGCACGACCTGACCTAGGTGGCTGCGGGGGTACGAAGCGGCGTGTGCCCGAGCTCGATGCGTTCAGCGGCTTCTTCGTCGTCCACGCATACGGTGCCTTCGCCGTGGCAGTCCTCGCACTGGATCCACACGAGGACTGCCTGGTCGTCGTCGTCTCCGGTGACAGCCTGCAAGGACCCGTCGCCGGAGCACTCGCTGCAGGTGAACTCGTACTCGCCCGGCGTCAGTGTCATCGCTGCCTCTCAAGGTGCGTGGTGGGCTGCGATCTTACTCAGGCCTCGGGGGTGTCCCACAGGCCGGTGTGGGCGACGGCGTCGGCGGTGATGGCGGGGTCGCGTTCGGCGAGGAGGGGGTGGGTGGCGGCGATCTGGCCGATGAGTTTGTTGGGCCAGCGGGAGAAGGTGGCGGTGCCGCGGCTGGAGAGGATGAGGGCGTGCTCGCCGGGGTCTGCCGGCTCGGGGCGTACGGCCAGGTACGCCTTCAACGCCGCCCCGGTGAGCGGGTCCAGGTTGAACTTTTTGCCGACGTTCTCGGCGTCGTCGGGTGCGCGCAGGTCCCAGGAGCCGTCGGGCTTGGGGTAGAGGTG